TAAGTCAGGCATACAACGCAGATGAGCCCACAAAGGAAGTTGATCTCACTGGACGATTCCAAGGTGATGTGAAATCTCAGATGAATCAAGCCGCGGATTATCTAACACAATTTCTACAATCCAAGGGGTTTAATTTTACCAGTATTCAGTTGAAGTATCAAGGCATGGTAATGAACGCTCAGAATCGTGGGGCTATGGCTCCCCAGAGTGACTGGGAAAAGGAAGCAGAGGCCACTGCCAATCAAATGAGGGCCAAGCGTTCAGTACAAAATACTGCACCAGCATTAAAAGAATTTGCTCGCGGCGAAGGTGGCGGCGAAGGTGGCAACTATTTTAAAGCATTGGCCAGTGCCTGGTATAACGGGACATACGACAGTGGTAGTTTGCAAAAAGGTATAAAAACAAAAGAAGACATAGAACGATTGTTAGATCGTGGTATTGTTGCACCAGATGGTGTCACACGCAAATACAACATTGATTACAATAGTGGCTTTGACGGTGTGATAATATTCAGTGATGACTATTATGAACACGGTGACGATGACGAAACTGACAGTCGCACAGGCCAGCCATTTGGCCCATATGACTATATGGAATTTTCAGATGATGACCTGACTGAAAGTGCCATGGCAGAAGGACGCAAAAAGAAAAAAACTTCAAGATCTCTAGGCAGATATTTCTTCCCGGGCTACGGCTATTATGGCAGTGGAGATGCTGGTGAAGGAGGCGGTGATGGTGGCGGTGGCGAAAGTGCCAAACCAGGCATGGCGGAAGGTGAATACGATAGTAGAAAACCGTTTGGTGTTCGTTATAAAGTATTTGCCGGTCGTGAAGGCCGAATGACCACTCGAGAATATTGGACTAGTTCAGAAGAAAAATTACAAAGGGCTGTGGACAAAATTCAAGCACTAGACAACTTCTACGAAATTGATGGATATAGTTATCCTAAAGAATCACAAGGTGTGGCGGAAGACACAACAGATGACCTTCTAAATATGCGTCGAGATGACCCTCGTGTACAGCGATTAGCATTGACCAAACAAATCTATAATGAGTTAGTTCGACAAGCAAAAGAAGATGGTAGAGAATTAGATAGAACAAGATTAAACTTTTTAATGGCAAAAGCGGAAATGATGGCCGCTGCTAATGAACCGGTGCCGATCAGAGCACCACAAACACAAAATAATGTTCCAGCATTAAAACCACTTCCGGCACTAAAACCACTTCCGGGAGAACAACCAGATTCCTTTATTAGAAAATCAAGTACCCAGTGGGAATCACAAGGTGTGGCGAGAGGCCGACGGATTGATGAAATGTTTGCCGATCAAGGTTCAGGATCCACTGATCGAGACAATGCAGATTACATGAAAAGACGCCGTGCAGCCAAGAAAAAGGGCTATACTGGCCGTGAAACCAAAGCCGGCACCTGGAGAGTTTTTAAAGACGGCAACGCAGTAGCAGCGGCAGGACCATTCAAGTCAGCCGACGAAGCCGCTGCATGGATCAAAAAGCACAAACAAGGAATCACAGAGATGGACAAGAGTGAACCCAGTGCAGGCCGTGATACCGGTCCTCGTGAGGGTCCAGAGAAAATAGCAAAGCCAATATCAAAAGAAAAAATGACTAAAGACGCGCTTGATGCGCTTTCCAAATCAATGGCTAAAAAAGATGACAAGAAAAAGGATGTTAAAGAATCCGACACACTCATGCTGAAACTGCGTCGAGCCATGGTCCAAGAAGGCCGTGTGAAAGAATTGGCCGACGATCTCAAAACCATGCCCGACTCTGACTTCATGAAGAAATACGGCAAGGCCAAGGCTGCGATCCGCAAGGACATGACCAAACTGGACGAGGCAACCCCAACGGCACAACCAGCAGCACCAATCAACGAACTCAGCACCAACAAACTGGCTCAATACAAAACAGCCGCTGCTAAGGATGCTAAACGATCCGATCAAGCCGGTGATTTCAAACGCGGCGACAAACGTCTCAGCGGTATGGTACAGGCCACAAAGAAACAGTTTGATAACGATACCAAGAAAGTTGACGAAAGCCGTGCTGCTCGTAGAGCACTCATGGCCCGGATTGTAAACAGCAGATAACGTCAATGACTGAGGATGTGACCATCCTGTACCAGGGAGGATCAGGTGGGTTTGCTTTGTATTACTACTTGCTGCTGACCGGGCAGTTCCAACACAGTACGGAAGAAACCTGGCAACAGATACACTATCAATTTCCTGTTGATCTAGCTACAAAATCTGCTATTTGGAAAACTCGCGAACTATGGCCAGACAATTTGGCATTGAAGAAACAATCCGGCCCGAAACTATTCCTGATCTGTAATCCACTATGGAATGATCATATGATCAAAGTCAATCATGCCGTCAGCGACGATACTTGTCGGATACTGTTATACACGCCGTTAAAACTTCAATTGAGAATGGCCTGGGAGAAACGTGCCTATTGGTTTACTGATTTGAGTAGAGAAGTATTCGCTGCACCCAGCAATGATCGAGAATACGTCAAATGGATAAAGCAATCCGGAGTGGACTTCAATGGCATCATTGTGGATTCATGTGTACCTAAAATTATCAATGAATTTAATCCTGACAAAATTGTAAAATTAAAAGAGTTGTTAACTGACCCAGCAACTCGAGACCAAAAAAAATTCTTAGATCACTGGATCAGTATACAACCTAAAAAAGCTCAACATCTCATGCAGTTATAAGTAGATCATGAAGACCGTGATCATCCTTTACCTGCCCGGACATGCAGGTAATTTCGTGGCCAGATTATTTTCTTTGGGCAACGAAACCATGCCATTGTTAGAGAAAACTCGGTTGCAATCCAGTTTGGAATCGTCACAGGAAATCTCCGACAACTTTGATAGATTAGAAAATTATCGATTTTCATCCGTGCCAACAAGATTTGATAATTGGCAACAGTTTCATAGATCCTTCGCCGACTACAAAGAATATTCCAGTTATAGGTTATTAAATCTTTTTTGTAAACGAAAATATTCTAAGATTGTGTTCCCCCTACATCCTCATGAGTTTGTTTCGGATTTTAATAATCAACCAGATTCTGAATTCTATTATGTAGATCTCGATATCAATCACTGGGGTGCATGGATCAATGACCAACAAACAAAGTTAAATTTCCAGTATCGCAACAACGAACATGAACAATTTCATGAGCTCAAAGAAACCTATAATATGAAACCTATCAGTTTAGACCAGTTGTTGCACAGCCAGCAATGCTTCTTGACCGAATACCATCGAGTATGTGGGGTCATGAATATCTCTACAAACACCGAACAAGCATTAGATCTTAGACATGATTGGATGACAGTTAGGAGTCAATGATGGAAAATACAATTTATACAATAAGCCAACCCCCTAATGATGACTTTAGCTATGATCTGTTCACCGACCTTGTGGCACCGTATGCCCGGGAGAATGAAGCATATTACATGTGGAGTAGCCCCCCAAATACATTGATAAATTTTTTAAAAAATACTCCGTTTTCATCTCCTGTAGTTTTCATTGGGATCAAAGACCTATTGGATGCATGGGGACAGGAAGATTTTAACTGGTGGAGAAATCGTCGCCAATTCCTAGTAGGAATCATCAGTGTCATGGCAAAAAAACATGCCAACAAGCAATTTGTGTTATTTGTCAGCTTGGAACAGCTAGATCTCGAATTTAGTGAACCTAACGTACATATCATACCCTGGGGTGGTGATTGGGTAAACCAACGTACTAGATACAGTGATTTACAACCAGTGCTGAATAAAAACTTTAACAGTAATAAAACTTTTATAAATTTGAATAGGCAAGGTCGAGATCATAGAATCGTGACTCTGAGCTATCTATTTGGAACCGGTATAGCAGATTCAGGAGTGATATCATATTTAGATAATCCTAAAGAAAACAGATCAACTCCGCTGTTGGATCGTATATACTGGGAATTTGGACCGGAACATGATGCCATAAGAACAATTATGCTTGCTGGGTTCGATCTGTTGAACGCAACACGCAATTTGATCGTTGATGAATTTGAGATTTATCAGACCTACGGTCAGTTGGCCAACGACAACATTGGCAACTTTGAAAATCGTTTACGAAACATGTACCAAGATAGTTTTGTAGAAATCGTCAGTGAATCGTCGTTTATGCCAAGTGCTTTTATGCTGACCGAAAAAACTGCACATAGTTTCTATGGTTGCAACTTTCCTATCATGCTTAGTGGATCTGGTGCTGTGGCACATCTTAGGGAACTAGGATTGGATTTATTCGATGATGTTGTGGATCATGGCTATGACCAGATTCCTAACCCATTTGATCGCATAGTTACTGCTGTCGAATCCAATCGCAGATTGCTAACCGATGCAGCCTACGCTAAACAATCCTGGGCAAATTGTCAATCAAGATTCGAACGCAATGTTGAAGTTGTTCGCGACATTTATTCTTGGTATGAAAATCGAACAAGACAAAAGTTTGCCGAAACACTTGAACTTATTAGCTAGACCAACTATAATACATTTTTACTGGAGAACTCGATGAAAACATTCAACGGCGATCAGAAGATCAAACTCACACAGATCATCAACGAAGGCATGCAGGTCATGCACGAAGTGGACACACTAAGTGCTGGACTCAATGACACTATCAAGGCCATCGCAGAAGAGCTAGAGATTAAACCTGCTGTGCTGAAAAAAGCCATTAAATTGGCACACAAAGCTGAGTTTGGTAAAGCCAAACAAGATCACGAACAACTGGAAACAATCTTGGAAACTGTGGGCAAGACTCTGTAATTTTGGAAACCATAAATTTTTACAAGCAGCCACCTAAATTTCCTACTAAAAATTTTGTAAACAAAATTTGTCTAGAACCTTTTAGGACCATGACCGTTGATCTGCAGGGTAATGTGGGTCTTTGTGGATGTGAAGGGTGGATGCCGGTCAAGGTTGGAAATATATTTCAACAACAGATTGATGAAATACTAGGATCAAAACTATCTCAGGATATACGAGCCAGTATCGGACGGGGCTCATATGAATACTGCAATGGTGCCGTATGTAGCACTATTTCAATGGATCAGTTGATCGGAATAGAATCTCTCAGTGAACAACATCGGGATGCAGTTGCCCATCCCAACAACTGGTCGCTGCCGCAAGAAATTTATCTAAGTGGTGATGCCACATGTAATCTCACTTGCCCTAGTTGTAGAACACACATTTTTAAAATAACCCAAGACCAAGTTGAAGAACAATTGAGATTAGGGCAGACACTTAAAGATAATTTATTCACTAACAGCAGTGATCAACCCATCGTGTTACATGTTAGCACCGCTGGTGAAGTTTTTGCCAGTCCACTGTTGTTGAAATTCTTGAGTTCTATAGAACCTGAAAAGTTTCCTAACTTAAAACTGTGGTTGCAGTCTAATGGATTGTTGGCCGCGAGATTTTGGCACAAGCTAGGAGGCATGGCCAATAAAGTAGATAACATCACTGTCACTGTGGATGCTGCCCAGAGCCACACATACGAAAAGCTCAGACGTGGTGGAAAATGGACAGACATACTAGAGTCACTAGAATGGATCAAGAATAAAAAAATTCAAAACGGTATGTCGTTACATCTACGCATGGTGGTACAACGAGACAACATCGATCAACTAATTGAATTTTATGAGTTGGGCCAAAACTACTTGGCAGATCAGATAGATTATGTTAGAATAACCAACTGGGGCACTTATAATGAACAAGAGTTCAAAGACATTGATATCTTTGACCCCGATCATCCCAACCGAGATCATGCCATGTCCAAATTACAACAGGTAAAACATCTGCCCAATGTGTGGTTGGCTGGGGGACTATGACCTCTTTTTCTCAATGGCGATCCGGTGTGGCAGATTATGTGCGAAAAGACTTTCGTGCATATCCGTTACGCTTCTGTTTGGAAATGGCGGGATGGCTTATCTCGTTGGGTTGCAGTCTGACCTATGCTTTCATGGTGCCCGACCTGCCATTCGTAAAATTATACATAGCATACATCATCGGATGCGTGATCATGGCCTGGTGTGCATACACTCGTGGCAGTTTTGGCATCCTAGGAAACTATCTGATAATAAGTATAATTGACAGCGCAGGACTAACAAAATTGCTATTACAGAGCAATTGAGAGTCGTTCACTTTACGAACATGAATCACGGCCCACCGGCCATAAACGGAGATATATGAGTTACGTTGACGCACTTTATGATCGAGCACACGATCGCATACATGTGGTTGAAAGGAGAGATGGCGAGAGAGTCTATCGCGAATATCCGGCCAACTATGTGTTCTACTATGACGACCCCCAAGGCAAGTTCCAATCAATCTACGGCACCCCTGTGGCAAGATTTTCTTCAAAGAACAACAAAGAGTTCCGCAAAGAAGTGCGTATGCACTCCAGCAAGAAAATCTACGAGTCAGATATCAATCCTATCTTTCGCTGTTTAGAGGACAACTACAAAGGGCAAGACGGCCCAAAACTACACACAGCATTCTTTGACATTGAAGTAGACTTTGATCCCGAACGCGGATTCTCACCGGTAAGTGATCCATTCAATCCAGTCACGGCAATCTCTATCTATATGGATTGGTTGGACCAGATTGTGACTCTTGCTGTGCCACCCAAGCACATGAGCATGGAGACCGCACAGGATATCGCTAGTGAATTCAGCAACTGCTTTATGTTTGAGAAAGAAGCAGACATGCTGAAATCATTCTTGGACTTGATCCAGGATGCAGACATCCTTACTGGGTGGAACTCAGAAGGCTATGACATACCTTACACCGTGAATCGCATCTGTAGGGTACTAAGCAAAGACGACACACGACGTATGTGTTTGTGGAATCAGTTTCCCAAGCAACGCATGTTCGAACGCTTTGGTGCAGAGAACGAGACCTTCGACTTGGTAGGTCGTGTGCATATGGACTATATGCAACTGTATCGCAAATACACCTACGAAGAACGTCATAGTTATGCACTAGACGCCATTGGTGAATATGAAGAGATTGGTCGCAAGACTGCATTCGAAGGCACCTTGGATCAACTTTACAATCAGAACTTCAAGACCTTTATTGATTACAATCGCCAGGACACAATGTTGATAGGCAAGCTGGATAAGAAACTGCGTTTCTTGAGTCTAGCCAACACCCTGGCACATGAAAATACCGTGCTGTTGCAGACCACGATGGGCGCAGTAGCAGTGACTGAGCAGGCCATCATAGTGGAAGCTCATGAGCGTGGTATGGTAGTTCCCAACCGTAAAGAAAGGCTCTCAGATGAAGACACGCAAGCCGCAGGTGCCTATGTTGCTTATCCCAAAAAAGGCATCCACGAATGGATTGGTTCCATCGATATCAACTCTCTCTATCCCAGTGCTATTAGGGCCCTTAACATGGGTCCAGAAACCATTGTCGGCCAACTCCGGCCCATAATGACCGACAGGCTGATCAAAGACAAGATGGCCAAGGGAGATAGCTTTGCTGCTGCTTGGGAGGGATTGTTTGCCAGCCTAGAATACACAGCCGTGATGGAACAACAACGCGGCACTGAGATTACCATAGATTGGCAAGATGGCGCAGAGACTGTGCATTCAGGAGCCGAGATATGGAAGATGATTTTTGATTCAAATCAACCTTGGATCTTGAGTGCTAATGGTACCATCTTCACATATGAGAAAGAAGCTGTGATCCCGGGCTTGCTCAAGCGTTGGTATAGCGAACGCAAAGACATGCAGAAAAAAGCCCGAGAATACGAAGGCAAGGATGATGTGCAGTTTGAATACTGGGACAAACGACAACTGGTCAAGAAGATTAACTTGAACAGTTTGTATGGTGCTATCTTGAATGCCGGTTGCAGATTCTTTGACAAGCGCATCGGTCAATCAACCACCCTGGTAGGTCGCAGTATTGCCAAGCACATGGATGCACATGTGAATGAATGCATCACTGGCGAATACGACCACTCGGGTAAAAGTATCATTTACGGCGACACAGACTCCTGCTATTTCTCAGCGTGGCCCATGCTGGAGAAGGAAGTGAAAGAAGGTCGCATGGACTGGTCGGCCGAGACCTGCATTGCATTGTATAACTCCATAGCAGATCAAGTGAATGATTCATTTCCAGGATTTATGGAACAGGCATTTCATTGCCCAAGAGACATGGGATCGGTGATCCGTGGCGGTCGAGAGATTGTGGCTAGAACTGGATTGTTCATCACCAAGAAGCGTTATGCTGTGCTGTACATCGACAAAGAGAACAAGCGTGTGGATGTGAATGGCAAACCGGGCAAGGTCAAAGCCATGGGCTTGGATTTAAAACGCAGTGACACACCTGTGATTATTCAAGAGTTCCTTAGCGAGATTCTAAATAAGGTCCTAACAGGAACACAGAGAGAAGAAATCGTGGCGCGCATAAGAGAGTTCAAATACGTATTCATGGAAAGACCCGGCTGGGAGAAGGGTAGTCCCAAGCGTGTGAATAACTTGACCAAGTATAGAAAAGAAGAAGAACGCTTGGGCAAAGCCAACATGCCCGGGCATGTGCGAGCAGCCATGAACTGGAACAATCTACGCAGGATGAACTCCGACAACTATTCAATGCAGATCGTGGATGGCATGAAGACCATAGTATGCAAGCTCAAAGGCAATGCACTAGGATGGACCAGTATTGGCTATCCCACAGATGAGATGCACTTGCCACAATGGTTCAAAGACTTGCCATTTGATGATGGTGAGATGGAAACCACAGTGGTAGATCAGAAGATCGACAATCTCTTGGGGGTGTTGGGATGGGATTTAAAATCTAGCACCAACACTGCAAATACATTCACTAGTTTATTTTCTTTCGAATGAAACTTAGCGATATAGTCAAATATCTAAATCATCTGCAAACTCTTAGTGTGAGTGGTGCTATGGTTGAATCTATGAAAGAAGTGACCAAGATCACTCATATAGTACAACATAATGAAATACAAATCGATGACCAGACGGACACGTTGATTTCCATACAACAGGACTTAGAAGAATCTTTAAAGCAATATGAGCAGACACTAACACGTCTCAAGCAAGGAGTTCAGTTACTAATAGAACAATACGAACACAAATATTTTGCAGATAGCACAGACAATTATCAACAAGGTATGCGGAGAGATACCTCTGCTCAGATTTTGGCAAGAATACCAAATATAGATTCTCACAGTGGTATACTACTCGAAAGTAGATCAAAAACTCATGCCAACTGGCAGTTTCCCGGAATGATTATTCGTCCAGCACACAATCTCTGGATAGAGGGATTAGTGGCATTAGATCCTATGTATTTGGTTGATACGCATTCAGATCTATTCGCGCCTGTCAACACTTTGTTTACGCCCGAGTATCGGCGCCGATTAAGATATTATGTGATAGAAGAATACACATCCGATCGGATTTTCTGGAATTTACCTCAAGAGCAATTCGGTGTTGTGTATGCATTTAATTACTTCAATTTCAAACCTTGGGAAGTTGTAAAACAATATTTAGATGAAGTATTTGTGTTACTTCGACCTGGCGGTAGTTTTCTGTTTGACTTCAATGATTGTGATAATTGGAGAGCAGTAGGATTAACCGAACATCATTACTGTTGTTATACCCCAGGGCGGCTGCTTCGCAAGCATGTGTTGGATCTAGGGTATGAGATAGTGAATGACCATCAAACACAAACCGGCCCATCATGGATAGAGATACGCAAACCTGGTATTCTCGACAGCATCCGCGGAGCACAAGCACTGGCAAGTATCTTTAAGAAAATCGTTGACAAACCCGTGAAAGAACTTTATAATGCAATGGACCTGGGTCAGCTTATCAAACTAGCTGACTTTTTAAAAGTAGATATCAGTCAAGCCAAGACCAAACGTGAGTTCAACATTAAAAAAGTTCGCAACACTATATCTGCACATCTGGAAACAGAAAACTACCCCGAAGAATTACTTCGAGAACTATTTAAACCAAAGGAAAATTAAATGAAAGACCATCTCTTAGACCTAGTACAACACACTTATGATCTCGGCTGCATTAACTTGATCAAAGTAACAGGGACCACCGCAGATACTTCTGTGAATGGTGTTGCCGAAGACAAATCAGTTATTCTTGAAGCACAATTTGCAAATCCTGTAGCCGACTTCATTGGCATATTCGGTATGCCTAATCTTGGCAAACTCAAGACCTTGTTGAACCTACAGGAATATCGAGAAGATGCCAAGTTAACCATCACCAAGAGAACCACAGGTGAGCCCGACGGTATCACGTTTGAAAACAAAGCGGGTGACTTCCGCAACAACTATAGATTCATGGCAAGTGAGATTGTGAATGACATTCTCAAGACTTTGAAATTCAATGGTGCCACTTGGAACATCACGTTTGAACCCACTGTGGCTGCCATCCAACGTCTCAAGATGCAGGCACAGGCCAATTCCGAAGAACCCAATTTCCAAGTCAAGACTGAAAATAAAAATCTCAAGTTCTTCTTTGGCGACCACTCCACCCACAGTGGTAATTTTGTGTTCCAGCCTGACATCACGGGCACACTCAAGCACACATGGTCATGGCCTGTGGCACAGGTCATAAGCATATTGAGTCTCACCGGTGATAAGACCATGCAGATCTCCGACAGCGGCTGTATGCAAATCACTGTGGATAGTGGCATGGCTGTTTACAATTATATCTTGCCTGCACAGACCAAGTGATCAATCAACTGGCAGATCGTGGATATAAATATGGATCAGGAATCCTGAGTCCTAACCATGATCGCTTTATAGTCAACATACCAAAAAATGCCAGCAGTTATCTATTGGATTGGGGCTATCATCATAGATGGCGCGGGACTAAGATCGACAATCCCGACTACATACATAAACTACAAGAATTGATCGTGGTTCTTCGAGATCCAATGCAAAGATGGATATCAGGAATCTCGCAATATCTTACTGGGTATGTATTAAATGTAACTGGTGTTTACAGTCAGGATCTGGGACCCGGGCCAGATGATCAACAGATATCTGCTGATACATTTATCAAAGACTATAATCAAATAGTGGAAAGATTATTGTTTGACAATCTCAGTAGATTTGATGATCATGTATGGCCTCAATGCGAATTTTTTCAAGATCTGGTGCCACACATACCAAGGAAATTCTTTTATCTAGATCAGGATTTTGACATCAATATCCAAAATCATCTGAGATTCGCTCCAATATCTGG